GGCCGATCCGAGTGGGACTCTACAGGCTTTACAGACAGCATTCGGAGTGCAGGACAACGTGGCACCACCTCAGGACGGTTGGGAATCCAATCAGTCATGGGACAATCAGGAGCCCGATCCCAACGCACAGCGAATCGCCAACCTGGAAGCCGCAGTCGCCGGTCAGATGCGGTCGCAAAGACAACAGGCGTTATCACACGAAGTTAGCGGACTGCAAGAAAAGTACGGTAACTTCGATGCCCAGGAGCTGTACCAACATGCTCTGAAGCATAAGATTCCCAATCTCGAGGCTGCTTACACGCACATGCGTTTCGGAGACGTCGCCGCTTACGCGGGGAAACTCCACGATGACCTGACGGTCACCGACGCGAAACGCGGCGCTTCCATCGTCGAGGGTGGCAAAGCCACTCAGACGGGGGCCGTCGTGACAGCGGGCGAAGCGGGTAAAAAGCCGCAGAGTCTCAGGGAAGCTTTCAATCTCGCCAAACAACAACACGGCACCTAACTCAAAATGGGGTGAGTCAATATGGCTGGTAACAGCAACTTTGACGAGATTCTCTCCACCACGCTCAAGAACTACGTTCCTAAGCTGACAGACAACATCTTCAGCGCACGTCCGTTATTCTACGCGCTGACGAACGGTCAGACCATTCGTCGGATCTCTGGTGGTGCGACTATCGTCGTCCCGATTATCTACGGGACAAACTCGACTGCTGCTTCGTACAGCGGGACCGACACTATTTCCACGACTGCTCAGACCGGCATTTCCGCCGCGGAGTACGACTGGAAGCAGTACGCGGCCACGGTGACGATCAGCGGTATCGAAGAAGCCAAGAACAACGGCGAAGCTCAGATCATCGACCTGCTGGAAGGCAAGATCTTCCAGACGCAGGAATCGGTTATCGAGAACATGAACACCATGTTCTGGGCGGACGGCACTGGCAACAGCGGTAACGACTGGAATGGTCTGCACCTGATTGTTGCCAAGCCCAACACGTCGCTCGGCGGCATCGATCCGACAGGATCGGGCAACTCGTTCTGGGCATCCACAGAAGTAGACGAAAACGGCGCTTTGACGCAGTTGACAATGGCAAACGTCTACAACACCATTTCGGTTGGCAACGACCAGCCGACGATCATCATCACCACACAGGGTCTGTACGAGAAGTACGAGTCGCTGCTGGTCGATCAGATCCGTTACACGGATACTGATCTCGCCGACGGTGGCTTCCAGAACCTCATGTTCAAGGGCGCTCCCGTCACATTTGACGCGGCCACCACGAGCGGGCAGATGATGTTCCTAAATACGAAATACCTCCAACTGGTTGCTCATTCAGACGTCTGGTTCAAGCCGACACCGTTCGTGCGGCCCACCAACCAGGATGCTGTCTTCTCACAGCTGCTGTGCTACGGCAACTTGACCTGCAGCAACCGCGCACGACAGGGTTACCTGTTCGGCGCCACCTGATAACCGATGGGACGAGGTTTCGCTGACGCATACAAGGCTGGGCAACGACCTTACGGTCAGCCCGCCGGTGACCATTACCGTGATTCGACTCCGCGGCCTCAAACCGTGGGACCGAACCGTAACGTCACTCGGATGAACCCGATTGCTCCAACGAACTTCGTCCCTGAGGTATCACAGTGCAGCTCGCTGACTCGCAGCGGGGATCCGTGCAAAGCACATCCCCCTGCGGGCAGCGACCTGTGCGCCTTCCATACGCCTAAGGAATAGCCATGGATATTTCGACCATGCGGTCGTATATCCAAGCGGTCGCTCTGATCGATTCGTCGGACATCTCCGACGACACGTTGAACCGTTTCCTGGGCGAAGGCTACGACCTGATCGTCTACAACGAGAAGCGTTGGCCGTTCTTTGAGGTGTCGACCACATTCGACACAGTCAAAGATCAGAAGGACTACACGCTCGCCGCGGTCGGCGCTTCCATCGCTACCGGTCTCCGCGAGGTCGCATCTTTACGCACTGACAATCATGTCATTTCGTTCGTGGGACGCGATGAGGGAGACGTCGTTTACCCATTAGACGTAACGTCGCAGGGCGACCCGTGGTGGTGGTCCTACTGGGCCGACACTGTCCGCTTGTACCCGACACCGACGGCGGTTACGACGATCAATGTTCGCGGCTACAAGGATCCGACAGCGTTCGGGGCTGGAGTGGCCGATGATGTGGAACCATCAGATCTGCCATCTCCGTTCCACATGCTGATCGCAACTTACGGGTTAGCCCGCGCCTACGAGCAGCAGGAGGATCCTGGGATGGCCTCCCAGTATTTCTCACTGTTCCGAGGCGAGCTGGACAACCTGAAGGACCGCTATGTGGACATGCCCGCTCCCCAGCCGATTCTTCTGAACTCCCGTATCGCCTCCCGCTGGCGGTCGCAGGTGATTCTCCCGAATCGGCTGCGCTATTCGTGGGAGTAGCGGATGCCTAGAGGAGCGGGAACCAGGGGCACATCCTTCAAGGTCGAATCTTTAGAAAGTTTCACGGGAGGACTCAATCTGCGAAGCGACCAGTTCAATCTGGCGCCTGACGAATCACCCGACCTGTTGAACGTGATCGTCGATCCGCGTGGTGGCATCAAACAACGAGACGGGGTGGACCGTCTCAACACGACGGCGCTTGCAGCGGACGTGAAAGGCATCTGGGGGTTTCACACCGATTCTGGAACCGATCAGCTTCTGGTCAACCACGGGACCGCTGTCGCATACGCGACAACAGGTAACTTTACGCCGATTACGGGAATGTCAGCGCGAACCAACGGTTCCAGGGTGTACGGGATGACCATGAACGACATCGCCTACGGGGTGTCGTATGACAAGCCTTCGTTCAGTTGGAACGGCAGTGCGGCCGCCGACCTGGGCACCACTTTCGATGGATCCTCAGGGAACATGCCGCAAGCCAAGTATGTGGAGTTCTGGAACAACTTCGCGTGGGTGGCACATACCTACGAATCGGCTACCGCGTATCCCTCGAGGTTGCGTTGGTCGAACCTGAACGAACCCGAAAAGTGGGGGACACCAGCAAACGCTGCCACTGGGAAGCCAACGTCCGATGACGACTACGTCGACATCGACCTGGGCGAGAACGGTGATTCCATCACGGGGCTTGCACCGTTCGGAGATCGGCTCGTGGTGTTCAAGGGAAACAGCACCTACGCCGTGTTCGGATACGATTCCGACTCGTTTCAGGTGGTCCCACAGTCACAGTCGGTGGGGATGATCCCAGACTCGACCCCCGCAGTGAGCCCCAATGGTGTGTTCTTCTGGTACAAACGGGAGGGCATATACCTGTACAACGGTCAACAGTTCATCTGGTTGTTTCAGAAACTGAAACCAGCCATCGACGATGGGCGCATCACGTTCACGAACCCCCCGCAGCTGGCCTGGGGGCGCAACAAGCTGTATGTGAGCATCGACTGGACCGAGGACGGTGCTACCACACGCCGAACGCTGATCTACGATCCGACACTCGGGGAGATGGGAGCCTGGGTTACGACGGACATCGACGCTGGGCCGCTGCTCGCGTACCGTCCTCCGACCGCCAGGTCGACGATCTACGCGGGGTGCGTGGCGAATACGGGCTCTGTTGTTGATTTGGAAGATGAACAGAACCGCACGTCCGATAGGTACACGGGGTCGACGGAAGTTCACATCTCGTCGTATTTTGTCACCAGATGGCTTGCGGGTAACAATGCCATCGTCAATAAGCGGTGGGGTAAACCTCGGATGATTACCCTGGCTGAAGCGACAATCACGTTGCCTTGCGAGGTTTACAAGAACTATGACAAGTCGGCATCGACCAACTCGTTCAACGTGAACATCCTCGGGAAGGTCTCAACGTCCTTGTGGGATACGGCCGAATGGGACGATTCTGACCCCGCTTCGGCCGAATACGCAGAGTGGGATGCCATCTCGGCTGCGGACATAGCGGGCGTCTCTCGCCTGCCTACGCTTGGGACGGGAATGTCAGTAAGCATGAAGGTCAACGGCCCAACCACCAACAACACCTGGGAGGTGAACGCTTTGGCGTTCACATACTCGCCGAGGAGGCTTCGCTAAATGGCCGATCTGGCTGTGACCAACACATATTCGGCGGGCACCACCATTGTGGCCGGTGACATGAATCAGAACTTTACCGACGTGGTGTCCTGGGCAACAACGACCCCCACGTTGTCTACAACTGGTAGCCTCACAACGATAGGTGGCACGCTGCTGGTGAACCAGTTGTTGACGGCTAGTTTGGGTGTTTACCTGCCGAACAACCTCTACATCGCGTTCGAGGGGTCCACCGCGGACGCCTACGAGACATTCCTGTATGCGACAGACCCTACGGCTGATCGGGCGGTTTACCTGCCGAACGCCAGTGGGACGCTCACTACTGCCGATGACTCC